AGTCTATGACCTGAAAAATTAAAAACTAGTTTTGCATATCCAGAAGAATTAAATGATGAAATTGGAATTATATTTTCCACAACACCCACCCCACCGATGGTTGCGTCTCTGTGTATATAAACCGATAAATCTTTTGTTACATTTCCAAATACTTCGCAATTAAATTCAGAGTTTTTCAGTATTTTTCCTGTTATTCTAATTGCAGTATAAGCAACGGTACTTGTATCACTTCTAACATATCTTTTGTAAGTTAAATTCTGCAATTCAACTTTTGATGAGTGACCGAATCCACGATATGTACTGATTCCGTACATTACATCATTTGGTATGTTC